CCTTGCATCTGTGGGTTCAGGTACCGCTGAAAGCTCTGAAAGCATTCAGGACGTTCACGACAAGACCGAACTCCTCACCAAAGGCCTTGAAGTTGTTTCTGATGTAGGGCACAAGGCAGGCGACGCGCTTGCTGATGGTTTTAATGTTGCAGCTAAAGCAGCAGACGCCGCTTATCAGGGCGTTGTTAAGGTTGCGGACGTATCAGCTCAGGCCGTACAGAAAACGGCAGAGATTTCCTACAACTTAAGTCAGCAAGTCGTTGAAGCTTACGGCGAATATCAGCAGCTGGCAGGTGGTGTTGAGAAGATCTTCGGCGCTTCGTCTCGCACAGTCATGAACAACGCAGAGAACGCCTACAAGACAGCAGGCATGAGCGCGAACCGCTACATGCAAACTATCACCGGTTTCTCTGCTTCACTCCTTCAGGGTCTCGAAGGCGACGCAGTAGAAGCCGCAAGGCTTGCAGACGTTGCCATCTCTGACATGGCAGACAACGCCAACACCTACGGCACAGATATTGAAAGCATCATCGCGACATATCAGGGGCTGGCGAAGGGAACGTACTCGATGCTGGACAACTTGCGTCTGGGCTACGGAGGCAGTCAGTCTGAGCTTGTTCGCCTTATCAACGACAGCGGAATCCTGAACGAGCGCATCAGCGATCTTAACGGCATTAGTTTCGATCAGATAATCGAGGCAATTCACGCCGTACAGGACGAGCTCAACATTACCGGAACAACAGCGAACGAAGCTGAAAAGACAATTGAAGGCTCCGCGGCAGCGCTTAAGGCTGCGTGGGAGAATTTCCTTGTTGGCTTAGGCCGTGACGATGTTGACATCGACGCACTTGCAAGAAATGTCACATCCTCATTCGTAACCGTTGTGAACAACATCAAGCCCGTCCTTTCTCGCATGTCAGAGCACATGCCCGGACTTCTTCCCTTGATGATTGGCGAAGTTGACGACGTAATCCCTGACGCTGTGAAAGTAGCGGGACAGGTAATGAACGCCGTCGGTCACGCTATCGCAGAATCAAGCCCGGACGTTTTACGCATATTAATAGACAATTTACCGGAGGGCGCGGAAATAGTCGGGGAACTCCTCGGCACGTTCTCGACAGCCCTTCGCGACAACGCACCTCAGATCATTCAGGCAGCCGATACAGTCGCGCCCGCATTTGTTCAGATAGGTGCAAATATTGTCAGCATTCTCGTGCAGGCAATCCTTGACAACAGGAGCGACATTGCAAACGCGATCGTTGATGCATTTGCCCCGACACTCGATCAGATTTTCGGTGAAGGCACAGCTGACAAATTCAGAGAAGGCATTCAGAAGATCGTCGAATCCGCCCCGGAGGTTGTTGAAGACGTTCTCATCCCTCTTGTAGATCTTACGGGCGATTTAATGAAGAACCTTCCGGAGATTGCGGATGTCGTTCTTCCACTTCTCAAGACAGGCGCCGAGCACCTTCCTGAGATCGTGGGAGCGCTCACGGTTCTCGCAGGTCTTGGCGGACTTGCAGACACAGCAATCTCAGTCATTCAGATCGCAAGCGCAATCAAAATACTCGGCGGGTCTGTTCCTGCAATTGAAGGAATCGGAGCATCGTTGTCAGGCATAGGAACAACAGCATCGACTGCATTGTCATCAATTGGCACCTATGCAGCCGCGAACGCCGGTCCTCTTGCAGCTTTAGCTGTGGAGGTCATCGCACTCGGTAAAGAGTGGCAGACGTTCCAAGGATTGATGGACGAAGCCGAATCCATGGGCATATCAAGAACCGAAGCCATTGCCGGAGGTTTCCGAGAGATTGGAAACTCCATCCGTGAGATACCGGACGCAATGGGCGAAGCCACAGAGTCATGGGGCGCATTCGGTGAGGCTATTGTTGGCTCTGCTGCTTACACTGTGGATCAGGTTGTCAACACCTTCGGCGAAGGTGGCTCAGACCTTGCAGGACAGTGGGCAGTCCACTGCAATGACATGGCTGAGTCAACACAGACGATCGAACAGGCCGCACAGCAGGCAGCAATCGACATCGGTCTCTCAATCGAAAACAGCGGCGCTTCTGCAACTCAGAGCGTGGCTGACGATTGTGCAATCATTCAGGGCTATCTTGACAACCTTGAAGCGAACGGTGAGGTCGAACTCCGTGCAAGAGTAATAACGGAATATCAGACAATCATGACGCAGAACGCCATCAACAATGGCGACGCTTCTCGTGCTTCTTACTACTCCACACAAGGAAGAAGAAGAAACAACGCAGCAGCGTATGCAGCCTCACCGTTTGCACAAGCAGACAGAGAGATGGCCGACAGATACAGACAGCAGGGCGAAGCCGCAATTCGAGCAATTGAAGACACTGCCCAGACCGCACAGGACACCATCAGAACAGGTGGCTACGGAGGCGGCGGAGGCGGCGGAGGCGGTGGCGGCGGTGGTGGTTCATCTAAGAAGGAAGACGAAGAGAGCGCACTCACAGCATCAAAAGCTGAAGAGCTCCTCACTTCTATCGATGAACACCTTACGGAAGCCCTCAAATTCCTCGGCGTGATTTCCGAGCCTTCAGAGTATCAGCAGAACGTCAATCAGATGATCGACGGCGTGCTCAAGGCTTTAGAGACCGGATACACAGACGATAGCATTCAGACCGCTATGCAGCAGCTCTCGGAAACGATGGCCGCGTACGGCATGGATGGTTCAACCGTGGACGCAACCACACTCGAACAGCTGAGAACTCTCGTGATGAATCAGCAGCAGCCTGTCAGTGAGGAAGCATTCACTCAGATGCAGGGCTCCGTTCAGGCTATTCAGGCCGCAACGGTCGACTACACGGCCCATTTCGTCAGCATTGAGGGATTGCTTGGCACTCTCGTGGCTTTGAAGCAGGCAGAAACAGACACAATCAACGTCTACGTTGGCAACGAGCTGCTGGACACGTACATCCAGCAAGCGATCGTCAATCAGGCAGTAATAAGCGGAGGTGTTTAACAAATGGCGTCATTAGGAAGAGACTTCATCAAAATCAATGGCGTGACAATACCGACGCCGGCGACCTACTCGCAGTCGTACACAAACATCGAGGAGGTCAATCAGAGTGAAGCAGGAACGGATCGCGTGATCGTGACCCGTCTCCTGAAACGCTCGTACAATTTCAACTTTCAAGTCACCGAGTTCTGGCGTCAGAGGCTGCTCACTTACGGCAACGCAATGACCGTGACGCTTCAGGTTGGGGCTGAGAACTCCATGACGGGACGCTTCAGAATCACGGACGATGAAATGCAGAGAAATTCAAATATGGCAAGCACTCAGCTTTACACTGTGCGCGCCACATTCAATCAGATTTAAGGAGATCGAAGATGTATCCAGTAAGCAATGCGCTCTTTACACAGACAAAAGAACCTGTGCAGGGTGTCTATCTGCAAGGTACCATCGACGGTCGAATAACATTCTTTGGCGATCATGTCGTCAAAGATACGTACAGCATCTCTGCTCAGAGTACCGATTCCACAAGGGTCACGATTGGTACGGTTTACACGAAGACGTTAAAATTTGTCCTTGCTCACGGCGTAGCGGATTCACTCCGCAACAACTGGCGTGACAAGATCATCACTATCTCACAAGGTCAGATCGTCAACGGTGTGATGGAATGGGTTCCGATGGGCGTCTTCAAGGTTGCTACCGGTACATGGACAGAGCGCGGAATCAGTATCACAGCTTACGACGCGATGATGAATTTCGACATTGACATCGATTTCACACAGACAAGCGGTCAGGCTTACGATTTGCTCTCCGCAGCATGTCAGCGCTGTGATGTCACTCTCGGCATGACGAGAGCTGAGGTCGAAGCATTGCCGAATGGTACCGACACGCTCGGCATTTCAGAAGATGCAAACATTCTGTACTACAGAGACTTTATCGGATACATCGCATCGGCACTCGGCGGATTCGCTGAGATCTACAGAGACGGCAAGCTTTACATCCGAAACTACCACACGACTGTCGACGATACCATTCAAAGAAATGAACGATTCAAAAATCCGTCATTTAGTGACTTCCAGTCGTTCTTCTCACAGGTTGCCTTCATAGGATCGGACGGAGAAGAGAAAGTCTACGAGACGGGCCTTACCGATGGTCTGAAGCTTGAGCTCGGAAGCAATCCGCTTTTGCAGCTCGGACTCGAAGAGGTTGTCGATGAACAGCGTCAGCGCGTTGCTAATGCTGTGGCGGCGATCAATTACACGCCGTTCTCAGTATCCGTGCTGAGCTCTCCGTACTACGACCTCGGAGACGTTTTGCAATTCCCTGATGGTATTGCTGAGGGATGCATCGGATGCTGCATGAGTATCGTGTACAAATTCGGACGTGTAACTCTCACTGGTTACGGTGAGAATCCCGCAATGCAAAAGGCGAAGAGCGCAACCTCAAAAGCTATCAGCAGAGCCGGATCAAAAGGCGATCCTATCGTCTACCACACTTTCATAAACTCGAAACTTCTCACAATTGATTCATCGTGGACGAAGGTCGCGACACTAGGCTTCACGGTAAACAATCAGACCATCACAGAGGTCTGGCATGAATTCATTTTGAACCTCAGCGCGTCGTCTTCTGTGCACGTTAGATACGTCTACGACGGCGAGATCATTCCGTACTCACCGGAAACAATTTTCAGCGAGTCTGGAAAGCACCTTCTCGGGACTCAAATTTGGGTCAATGCGATGGGCCAGCGTGCCCACAGGTGGGAGGTTTATCTCAAGGTTGACACCGGCACAGCGACGATAGCAGTTGGTGATGTTCATATTCTTCTCAAGGGTCAGGGCCTCGCTGGTGGTGAGGGACTCTGGGATGGAACTATTGACCTTGAGGACGAATTCACAGCGTTCGAGCGTGACATTGGTCTTCCTGTGCTTGAGGAGACGATCAGTCTTACGACCGCTCAGGATGAGCGCATCGTACTCTCTGAGGCATTCACGGCATTCGAGCACAACGCAATCCTTCCGGAGCTCACCGAAGAGATTAACCTCATCAGCTTCATACCTCACAGCTACCTCATCACAGAGGACGGCGACAACATCACGACCGAAGACGGCGACCACATCATCACATAAGGAGAAAACCTATGGATAAGCAGATAAAAGACCTAATTCAGGTACTCGTAAACGGAACGAGTGCCAATGACATCTACATGCTTCAACTGTACGACGAGGCCGCCGGAGACTTCGTTTCAAGAAAGATCACAGCGGCCGATTTGGGAGCCTGCCTGGTTTCCCAAATCGGCTATACGCTGGTCCTTCAAACGACCGCGAAGACAGTCCTCGCGGCTATCAACGAGGTTAATACGAAAGCGAACAACAACGCCTCTGACATCAGCGGCTTAGACGGAGATCTGACACTTCTCGATTTCACGACGAAGTATCAGAACGGGGAAACCGCAAGCTTGAGCGGCGTCGTTCTTCCTGTGTACGACGACGGCACTGCGTATCGTTTCACGATCCCGCTTTCAAAGCCTGTACTCGGAGGACTCGAAGCTGCGCTCTCAGGCAATTTCACGATTCCGGGAACGCTCACAAGCGACACGCTCGCAAGCCTCGGCACTGTGACAGTAGACGTCACACCTGTTGGTCTCAATGTCACGATTACACCTAACACATACGCGGCGCTGACTGCTCCGTACATCGTCGGAGAGTCAGACGCTCAGATTACATTCACGGAGGAGGAAAGCTAAGATGCTTAAAGGTCACGCAACACTCGATCTCATGAGAAATGGAAAGATCGTCCATCGTGAGGAAAAGGACAACACGATTACGCCGTGGATGGCGAATTGTATCAACAGGGGCAATCTTAATTTTATGATGTCGCCCGATAAAATAGTGCCATTGAAACAATGGTTTGCCGGTTGCTTGCTCACAGACATCGAAAATGATCCTTCAATCTCGATGATTGCCCATAATGCGAAGGTTATCGCACAGGCGTCAAACAACGCGTACACAGGCACGAATCTGCGCCGTGGAACGTTCAACTCAAACGAGTCCGGCGACGTCCCGGGCGGGTATCGTTTCGTTTGGGACTGGGCAACATCACAGGGTAATGGCGAGATCAAGAGTGTTTGCTTGACTCGTCCTGTGTTTGGTGCAACAGACATCACAGAAGATTTTTCAGCACCTGATGCTACATGTATGGAATTCATGAGCAGCAAGTACGTAAGGAGCGCAAGATTTCAGGGTCCGTTCATTCTTGACTACGACCGCGAAAAGGTTTTCACGATTAGGTATGACGGCACAAGCGGAAATGAGAAGATCATCATTGATGAATACTTCATTAATACCTATAGGTATCACTTGACGGGCAAGCTCGGCGACGCGGTCTCACTCACTGCATCGCATAAGATTTCGCAGCCTATTTCCGGCTTCGATGTGGACACAACATCCGTGTCCTACACTGGCGACTATTTCTACATCTTCAGAATCACCCACGGCGGCAACACCATGGATGAGTACAAGATCGCTGTTGCTGATTGGACATGCGTTAAGACATCGCACACGTACACAGGTGTGTCGTTTTACAGGCATGATGGACAGAACAACGGCTATTTGCTGAAAGACATCATGCCCGTTATTGACGGCTATGTTTTCGCTTACAGCTACAATAATCAGAAGATTTACAAGCTGAATCTCGCGAATGACGCCGACGTCGTGTCATACGACAACCCTATCGCTCACGTGGACACAAGCACTCGGTGGAATGGTCCGAGCATCATCTTGCCGAACGGTGACTTTTACAAGTTTTCGAGCATCTTCGGTGACGGCTCGAGCGCCGCGACATACTACCATGACGGCAAGTTTTTCCGCGTCATGGGTAACGTTATTAATGGTAATGATTGGGGCGAGGGTTATCCTAACGTTTCCGGAGGATCTGACGGCACGCTCATTAGTACATCAACATCCGACGATGCTGCACAGTATGGTCAGGCTTGGGAGATTCTCACAATTTATCCCTACGTGAGCACGGTCGCGAACCTTCAGAACAAGGTTGTTAAGAGTTATGACTTGACGATGAAGCTCACGTACACCGTGGCTGAGTCACAGAGCTGAGGTGATGGCACATGAAAGACGTTATCATCGCCATCATTTGCTCAGGTGCGTTTTTTACGTTTTTACAGTTTCTCATCACGAGATACGACACAAAGAAGAGTCTTGAAAAGCGAATCGATGCACTCTCAAATATGGTCGAAGAAAACAAGGCAACGCTTGCAAGAACTCACATCCTGCGTTTCGCGGACGAGTTACGCAACGGCGTGACTCATTCCGAGGAATACTTCAAACAGCAGCTTTTAGATTGTGACACGTACGACCGTTATTGTCGCGCGCATCCCGATTTCAGCAATGGGCTGACTGTAATGAGTTCGGAATTCATAAAAGAACAATTCGAAAAAGAATATTTGAAGTAAAGGAGGGCTCGGATATGTCAAATAAGACTTACGACATCATCAAGAACATCGGCTTGATCGCCGTTCCTGTGCTTGCGTTCATTACTTCCCTTTGCACCATTTGGGAAGTTCCGCATTGTGCACAGGTTACGGCAACGCTCACAGCAATCGACACGCTTGTCGGCGCAATCGTGGTCGTTGCAAAGGCGATCTATGAAAGAAAAGGAGGAGCGTGACCATGGCACAGCCTCCATATGAAAGGCTTGACGAGGAAGGCACTGCTTACCTTATCAAGAAGATCAAGAAAAACACACAGAAAAAGTTGCAGGAAGGTCAGAACATCATGATTGATGACGACACGATCAGCGTGTCTGATTTCGCAACAAACATGGACATTGACGCGCTTTTTAATGATTAAAAAAGGAGGGCAAAAATATGCCTAATAAGATTGTAAAACTCGATCAGCTTTCTCATTTCTTTGCAAAGCTCAAGCTGTGGCTCCCTAGCGTGTACGCAACGAAGTCAGAGCTGCCGACCAAGACCTCAGATCTTACGAATGACAGCGGCTTCGTCGCTGATGCTTCATACGTACACACGGACAACAACTTCACAAACGCGGACAAGGCAGCAATTGCTGCAATCCCGTCAAAGACATCGGATCTTACGAATGACAGTGATTTCCAGACAGGCACAGAGGTTGACGCTTCAATCGCTGCCGCTATTTCAGGAATTACAAGCTTTGACTTTCAGATCGTGCAGACGCTGCCTGCAACCGGTGAGAAGGGCGTCATTTACCTCGTACCGAAGACCGGCAGTGGTTCCGACGTTTACGATGAGTACATTTGGGTGACGCCTTCCGGTGGAACGGCGAAGTTTGAGAAGATCGGATCAACAGATGTCGACCTTTCTCAGTATGTCACATATGACAGTACGAACGACGAATTCAAGAAGAACGGCACAACGATTGCACAGTACGCCACAGACGCAGAAGTCGATGCTCTCTTCTCTTGATAGGAGGTGAGGCAAATGCCTAAGAAGATAATCACACTCGACACGCTTTCCGAGTTTAAGGATAAGTGTGATCTGACCTATGCACCTATCGGGGGCGGCGGCTCCGGCACGAACTTCATCCCAGTGCTTGAGCTTAGTAATATCAGCGGAACAACGGCGGAAATTACAACGCCGATTCCTCTCCCGTCGACAAATGACTCGCGATTCTTTTGCTATCTCACCGTGCCCGAAAATGTCTCGAAAATTCTCACGATCACGGTCACAGACGCGACGACTGGTACAACGTCAACGGTATCCGTTGCAACGCAATACCTCGATCACATGAGGAACTCATTTCCGATGCCGTTCATGATTCTCAACACCAATGGCACGCTCGTCGGCCGCGTGTGGGAGAATGACACTATCGCAACGCCGATCCCGCTGTTCTACGTCAAGAATGGCAAGATCACAGATCAGATCGACATTGGAAGGCTCCTTGATAGACAGGGCGTAAACACGGGCTGCTGGTTCTACGTAATCGGTGCACTCACGTCGGCTACAAGCATTCAGCTCATGTCAGCCCACATGTGGAACAAGAACGGCGCGAAAGTCATCTCGTTTGCTAACACAACACCGCTCACAAGAGCAGCTGGAGACAAGCCGACGCTTGTGCATCTCTACAAGAATAGCTCCGTCGCGGATGCTGAAGGCCGTTATCCGTACACTATGTGGTACTACGACGACAAGGAAGCGACTGACGGCGCCGCTGTGTATGCAATCTCCAGTATGAATGGATCAACCGCCATAATCAATCACGATCTCGACATCAAGCCTTTCAGTCTCGCAGATGGCACGGTCGTCTATATCGAAAATTACATCTACGAAGGATCTGTCACGGTCAATGAGATCAATTTCAACAACGCCAATGTCACATGTTATGACGCGGCCGGAGAGGGCACGGCGTCGATTGCATTTGAATACGGTGTGCCTACTCCTGTGCTGATTTGCGAGATCTCTGTCGGAAGCTACATCGCGCGCCCTCTCGGTAGCGCGAGCGGCGGCACCGTCTACGATTTCGATTACAATCCCCTGAGTGTTGTCGTGGCGCTTGACGATAACGGTTCTGATATGGACGGCACGCCTATTCCGTGGCTTAGGGCTGACGGAACGCGTCTCACGCCTATCGTGGTGCGTGTGGATCAACAGATTTGGATCGATCAAAACGGAATGGTTATCGCACAGATCAGTGCTGGATCTGGCTTACTTGATAACAATCAGTACATCGGAGGCACGTTCATTGCACAGAGTCAAAACACACAATTTCCGTACTTCGGTCGCTGGAAGCTTGAGTGGCATGAAGGTAATCAGAATTGGAGCGTCAAATTGTTGTCAGCTATCAACTCACAGACGATCAATCTTGACATGAACTCGGTAATTTCGCTCATTTAAGGAGGATTTGAAAAATGAAGAAAGTCATTGAAGTGGCTATGAAATACCTCGGCTACAAGGAGCAGCCGGTCAATCACACGATCTTCGCGGAAGATTTCGACAAGAACTATCCGACATTCTACAATACACGTAAGAGCTGGCCGGGTGGAGGCGCAGAATGGTGCGACATCTACGTCGACCATGCATTCGTTGAAGCCTACGGCGAGCAGATGGCGCTGCGCCTTCTGTGTCAGCCGAAGAAGAGCGCAGGTGCAGGGTGCAAATTCTCGGCCAAGTATTACAGAGATGCCGGACGCTTCATCAAGAGAGGTGAAGGTGATCCGCAGGAAGGCGATCAGATTTTCTTTGGCGCCTACGGTAACGAGTCACACACTGGCCTTGTTATGAAGGTTGAAGGCGGCCGCGTTTACACCATCGAGGGCAACAGCTCCGACAGGGTACAGGAGAAGAACTACAGCCTGACCTACAACAAGATCAGCGGCTACGGTCGCCCTGACTACTCGCTTGTTGAGAGTGAAGAGGCAAAGCCTACACCCACAGAGGAAAAGAAGCCTGATGACGTCATCGCGCATGAGGTCATTGATGGCCTGTGGGGTAACGGTAACGACCGCAAGGCGCGCCTCACGGCTGCCGGTTATGATTACGGCACCATTCAGGCAAGAGTCAACGAGCTCTTGAAGGCAAAGACACCCACAGCCGCAAAACCGACAGCGCCTGCGGCTAAGCCGGCGCCTGTGGCGTACAAGGTCACAGCAAAAAGCGGCTTGAACGTCAGACGCGGTCCCGGTGTCAATTACTTCAAGGTTGCCGGACGTTGGGGCTTTTGCTTTGGCGAGAAGATCTACATCGACGAAATCCGCAACGGATGGGGCCACACTGTGAAGAGTAGATTCAGCGGATGGGTCTGCATGGACTACGTTGCCAAGGTTTAAGCAATAAAAATCAATAAAAATCAATAAAAATCAATAAAAATCAATACAAAACAATTAGACCATCACCCTTGCGGTGGTGGTCTTTTTTTTGTGCAGAAAAATGGATGACATGGCATGACATGGCAAGATGACATGGCAGAGGGCGATCCGAACGCAATAACGGCGGTATTTCGCAAAATCAGTGTTTGTCGATGCCCGTAGTTGCGACGATAGTCGTCGATAGAGAAAGTGCGAACACGTTCGAGTCCTGTATCATCCACCATAGAGAAGCCCCGGAACTTAACGGTTTCGGGGCTTTTTAATTTTTGTGGCATGACGGTTGACATGGCAAATCTTAAAAATGGCATTGCAAAATGGATGCTATTCTACTATAATAAGGATAGATAGGAACCGATAATCATCGTACTTGTTTTGTCCATATTATATCTCCTTATTATCGATTATCGCTCTCATATTCTCACTATCGGTACCTACTACCTTTTCAACTTTCTTGAGTCAGCCCCTCACACGAGGGGCTGTATTCATTACTTGAGATATTTCCGGAAAGCTTTGGCCGCTTCGTCTCGGGCGTAGTCTCTCATCTTTTTCGTGACATGAGCATAGGTGCCCGTCGTATCCATTGAGGCCGAATGCCCAATCATAGGTCGAAGGTCATCGAGACTCATGCCATTTGATTTAGCTATAGTGATGAAGCTGTGGCGGAAACTGTAGAGCGAGGTGTCAGGGCAACCGAGATGATCAGCAAGGCCCGGAGTGCGGTTGCGGCCGCGCTCGCGGTCTTTTCCACGCCAATGAGAGTACAAGGTTTTTAACTTCGGCGGATTGCCGTCGTAGGAGAAGACCCACTCTGATTTGATACCGAGCGCACGCTGTGCTTCAATGGCTTTCACAGCGGGTGGAATCATCGCAAATGAGCGTCGAGCATTGGGATTTTTTCCATACGTGATATTACCCTTTTGGTCTAGACCCCGGCAAATCGTCACGACGTCGCCGTCGATGTCTTCCCATTTAAGACCAGCTGCTTCTCCGGGTCTTACGCCTGTGGAGACGAGGAACCTGAAATAATTGATTGATGGATAGCCATCGTACTCTTCGGACATGAGAGCTGCGACGTCATCCGGTTCAAGGAAATTCTTCCCCGCCTTCTCTGCTTGTGTCGTGATCACTAAGAGCTCACCATCCGGAGCAATCAGGCCTTTGCGGTAGCAATACTTGCTGAAAGCGGAGAATTCGGCTTTGATGGAAGTTAGCATTTTACGCGATAGGCCTATTTTACCTTTGCGCGGGCCTGATTGGACCTTAACCTTTGCACACCTATCAATCACAGCTTGAATATCATCGAATTCAAGCTCCGACAATCGCTTCGTGCCGATTTGGCTGTTAATGTATTTAGTGAATATGTATCGCTTATTTACCATCGATTTTTCACCGTTACGGCGTGCGGCGGCTTCGAGATATTGCTCCCAATAGTACCGGACCGTGTTGGGGCTGGCTGATTTCTTGCCAGCCGCGATATAGTCTTTGTAACGCTTGATGACGTCTTTCTTGCCTTGCTCCGACGGGTCACGAGACGTGAAGCTTTTCTCGATTTTGCGGTCCTTGTAGACTCTCAATATCCACTGCCTGTGACTCTCGACCCATCTAGGCTCCGGTGCCGCGCTCATGATCTACGCTCCAGCAGAGTCTTTGCGTATGCTATCACTGACGACATTTCAACCGTTGTCAGGCGGCCGCATACTCGTGCGAGCTCTGTCATCATCATGGCGTAGGAGTCGTCCGCGTATGATTTGGGCTCTTTGAGGTCAAGGATCTTCGCGAGGGCGTCGACTCGCTCTTCCTCCGTGTCATAAAGGCCGCGCTCGATACGAGATATAGCAACGCGGGCCGATTGCGGTGCGTGATCTTCAAGTCCCAGCTCCTCAAAAAGCATGGTTCCGAGCTCCTCTTGAGTCAAATGTCTATTCTTGCGCTCGACCTTGACGAGCCTTCCGAACTCGACGGGGGTCAATTTTTGAGTCAATTTTGGCGATTCTTGTTGTGATTCAGGAATTTTTTTCATTTGTAACATCACCTCCTGTTTGTGGTATACTCAATATACACAATCAATTCCCCAATTGTCAACATTTTTGCGATGAAATATGCGTATTATTCAGAAAAAATCTTTGAAAAAGGGGTTGAAATCTTCACCCCACGTGCTATACTCTAGATAACAAAGAAACACGGTGAATCAAACACCGAAACAAATCAAGAAAGTTGAGGATCGAAAAATGAAAAGCTTTAGAGAAATGAGAGAAACAACACCAGTCACAGAGAAGGATTTTGGTAGATGCGAGTATATGCAGCACGTAATCCGTTACACACTCGATTCCATGATGGATGAGTACAAGCGTACACATGATGACACTCTTGACCTCATGGATGAGTATCGCCGCTTAGAGCAGGCCATCAAGAGACAGATCGCCATAGATATCGTGGACAGCATCGAGATCGAGGCTGTAAGTGAGAAGCAGCGCGCATACGCTCGCGACGTGGTAATAGACATGTTTATGATGGTTTTCACATCTAATATCCGCCCCGGCCGTGACATGGCTATCTACACCTACGCTAGAGAGCATCACACAGCAAGAGAGTGGATCAATGCTAAAGGCGTTGACGCACAGAGCGTCATTGATGCTATGGCCACTGAATACTTCCAGACGCTGAAGGATGAGAAGAGACGCACAGGAAGCATCTATGAGTACGGCAAGAATTTCTGGGCAAATGTTTGATGAGGAGGTTTGGATAAAATGAAGCAGGCCGGACTTGACATTAGAGACGGACAGCTCAGGGGTTTCAAGAGCCACGATACGATTAGGGACATCGCGTGCCCGGAGTGTGGCGAGTACATGGACCCTGACAAGCCTTGCCCGCGCTGCGCGGCTCAGATTATCACACTGAGCACAGGAGAGCAGACTCATCCGGTTTTCTTAAGAATAAAAGACGAAAACACAGGCGATGTGTTCTTACCTTTGAGATATCTTGAGTCTTCCAGCTTTGAAAACTTGATGGGGAGCAGTACAAGTATCATCAATTTTAGCGTTACTTATCCGAACTGTTTGGATCTGTTGGGTTTAAGGAGGTAAAGAAGATATGACTAATACAAAGATGTTCAACGACTACATGCGTGCAGCGGGCTTCTCCTATAGCTCGCTTGCGAGAAGAATGGGAATCACTGACGCGACGCTGAGAGGCAAGGTCGCAAATCACGCGAACTATTCAAGCTTCACAGTATCGGAGCGCTTCTTCATTAGGACACTCTTCGATCTTACAAAGGAAGAAGAAAAGAAGATTTTCGGATAAGGCGCTAGGAGGATTTAGGGGATGATTAGATCAACGCTTTCAAGGGCGAAGTGCCCGCACTGCGGCGGCGATATCATGACCGCTGAAACGAATATCTACAACTCCGAACCCGTGCATCGCTGCTATTGCGGAGGCGAGGTTGTAGACGGCAGATGCCGCGAATGTGGCGCTTTACTGATAGATATGAGTCAAATCCGTGGTGATGGCTACGAGTCGACAATACTCAAGCTGTGTGTAGGCGGACACGAGGTTGATCTCTTCGGAGTCATGAGACGTATCGAGGTCGAGCGTGAGATGGTTCCGGGAATGAGAAGCTTCGCAACGTTTCTTACTTCACCTGTGGACGATGTTGTGAGAGTCACACTGTTGATGAGCGGAACATATATAAGGGGGTAAAATTATGGATCTTAAGAGATTTTGCGACTTGGTTCCGGAAGAGCTCAAGAGGAAGCCGATCTGGACAGTAAGTATAGCTAACGACGACGGTGCAATGAAGTGCGTCGCCGACATCCACAGCGGCGGAGACACTGCCGAGACATTCACTGGATTTAGGCGCGGTCGCTGTGACTACGCGAATGACTACGATACGCTCGAGTATGTAATCACGAAGTGTGCGCGTGTCGGATACGAAATCACAAATTTGAGAATGCACAGCCCGTTCTTGGTAAGTGGCGGCCTGTACGCGGTACTTGATATTGAAGCAACAGCGACCGAAGAAACTCGGAAGATGTTCGAGGGGCTCCCTCAGATCCTTTCTGAGACATCAATGAGCGGCAAGGGCGTTCACGTGCTTTTCCCTTTGATGTCCGGGTTTGCTTGTAACGACCCTATTTGGAGCAAGGTCTACGGTCAGTGCATGTCGCTCAAGAGCGACGACAACACGTGGGAGGTATTGCTCAGTCAGGACGTTACATTCACAGGCGACATCATTGAGGGCAACAAGAACGTGTTCAGTGAGGTTTCGATCTTCAGCCAGATTTACGACGAGAAGCCTTGCGTCACTTACTACGCCGATAAGGAGTACATGAAGGATATCTCTAATGCTAATGGGAGCCATTACACCGGGGGTATTTACGACATGTTCACTGAGATGGCTACTGTGTGGATCAAGGGTCACAAGACCACGAAGACCGGGATCACCGATTGGGACGAGGTTGAGCCGAAATCCGAAGCGTACAAGGAACTCGTTGAGATGTACACCGAGAATTCCGACCAGCATGATCACTTCAAGGCGATTGCTGAGAGTATTTGGAACGGCGCCGCTGATAGATCAAGGGCGCTGTACAAGATTGGCATGACTATTTACAAGGACATCCGTCCTGATATTGCTTTCCGTAATCAGAACGACGGGGCCGAGCTTACTCTTGATGACGCGGCATGGATTCTCTACAAGATTTTCATGGATGTTGTCTATCCGCTCCGTGAGGATGGAAAGTACGATACAAAGCGCCACGGCGTTCCTATTCTTCTCGACGAAGCTAGGAAATTCGTCGACGTAGCGGAGACGAGGATCACGGGAGGCTTTGAGATTGATGAAGAAGGAGGCAACGACAATGAGTGAGAATGCAAAAAGTGAAGTGACGAGAATTAATGCCGGTACGGTTATCGGAGGCGAGCCTGCGGGTGATGGAAAGGCGACACCGTCTTCCCTCACAGACGCGACCAAGATCACAGAGGACACGGTCAACAAGATGCTCAAGACGTTCTCTACGCGCTCGATGACGCTTTCTGACAAGGGCCTTGCGATGAGAACAGCCATTGAGACGGCCTATGTAAATATCAATCCCACGCGCAAGGATGCGGGACTGGCGCCGCTGAGGCTTAAGAACAACGCGCTCAATGCGAACATCATCGCTCGTATCATCTACGATCATTTTATCATCAGGAAGCTTGTTCAGGATGCCAGCGATTTCGCCGCTGTGGACAACGCCGACCTGTACATCTACAACGACCCGAAGAGCTCGATTCCGATGTCAAATCCTACCGATGGAATGTATGCCGGTATTTACACGATACTCAACGAGGACAGCGTTGCAAGGCTTGCAATGTACGTTCAGAGTGACATCGACCTCAATGGTGTCAAGAATGTCTTCAGCAAGCTCCGCGCGATTGCTGAGGTCGCTGAGCTTGATATGCACCGTGATCATGTCTTCTGCCATAATGGTATTTTTGATTACGGTGCGCAGAAGCTGCTGCCGTTCTCACCGGATTTCCCGGCGACGGTCAAGCTTAGCACTGACTACAATCCCAATGTGAAGCCTGTCGAGCTCAAGCCTGATTTTTTCACTAATGACATCGTCGAGAAGATCACAAACCACAGCTACACAGCTGATGTACTCTATCAGATCATTGGCGCTGCTGTGCGTTGTAGGATGGATTGGACGACGATGTTCTGGTTTTATGGTCGTGTGGGCGCTAATGGTAAGACTTCGATTAAGGAGCTCATCGTGTCACTCGTAGGTAAGAGTATTGTTTCTGAGATGGATCTTGCTGACTACGCCGGTAAAAATTTCGACCTTGAAGGTATCTACGGCAAGCACGTGCTCGTGACATCCGATAGTAACAAGGGCGATTATTTGGACGCATTAGGTACTCTTAAGAGGCTCACAGGTCGTGATGCGGTACAAATCAAGCGTAAGTACAAGGCTAAGGAGGACTATCGTTTCAGAGGCGTCATTCTCATGTTGATGAACGCGATGCCACAGCTCAAGTATGAGAAAGCCTTGGATCGTAGAATCGTGAAGGTCGAGTTTGACAAGGTCTTTTTAGAGAATGCCGTTGACGAAGACCACAGGGCTGATCCGCGCATTGTCGAGGACTTCATCCATCGTCCGGAAGTCAAAGAGTGGATTCTCTACCACGTACTCTCTGAAATTCCCATGTACTACAAGATCACAACTCCGGCGGAGACACAGGCGAACTTGGAGGAGTCGTTCTTGGAAGATCAGAATGTTATCATCCGCTTCATGAGGAGCGGTGTTGTCGATGAAATCATGGGCATAGATGATTACGAGAACGGCAAGATCGTAGCGGCTGCCACAGGTGGAGAGAACACTACGGCTGAGCCTGTTGATTTAGACCCGAATATTCTCTTCACTATCTTCCAGCGTTGGTGTGAGAGGGACAACGAGATGCAGAAAGGGTCCTACGGTCAGAACAAATTCACGAAGGAGCTTGAGAATACTCTCACGGACTATCCGGATTTGTTCAAGGTCGAGCTTCGTGAGGGTAAGCGCAGGATCTACTACTCGCTCCCTGATACGTCGATGAAGGACTTTGCGAATCGCTTGTATGATTACCTCGTTGGCACGAAGATCATGTCCAAGGAAGGTCTTGAGTACATGTTCGAGATGTCACGCGATCACAAGGTGACTGGCATTCGGAACGCTTCAAAGATTCAGCCGCGGAAATACCTCACGTACAAGAAGACGGAATTCACAGATACAATCACAGCATAGAAATAGCATCAAGTGATGCACTTCAGGAGCTCAGGAACTGAGCTCCTTTTTTTGGGGCATTTTCAAGAAAAAAAGTGCCCCAAAAATGCCCCAAGGCCAAAAACGGCCATTTTTAGTCAATCATTCTTTACATATAACAAACAAATTTAATAATTTACCATTTATCGTAAAACGATAAAAATTAGCAATTTGGGACACAAATTTTGCCCCACAGGAAGGAAATGCCCCAAGAAATGCCACAAGCGAAATGTCCGTAAAATAAGGCTTTATTATACATTTGGGACAATGGGGCATAAATATTAATATAAAAATACATACGGAAAAATATTACCTCGTGTATATGCTTTTTGTTATTCTGAAAAACTTTTTGAAAAAAAAGTGCCCCATGGAACAAATGACGAAACATAACATGTTACTCCTCCTGTGGTGCTGCACGTTTCCTTATTCTTACCTGTGAAACCCGATGTGTATTGTTTTGTATTGCTTTGATTCCTTCCTGTGGTCGTGATTGAAAAATGACTCGTCCTGTGTTACAATTTGTGTAGCGTATAAACCTAATGCAAAGGGTGCCCTAATCGAAGAGGAAGAAAGATGAAAGGTGCCTTTGTATGTTCATAGATTTCAAGAAATACATCAAAAGCGATACATGGGCCGCGATATCATCCGCAGCCATCCATCACGCAAATGGGACGTGTCAGTGTTGCCTTAGCGCTCCAGCGACTGAAGTCCATCATCTCACCTATTACCACAACAACGCCAACATCACAGATAAAAAGACGACTCCGAACCTTGGCACTGAGCAGCCTTGGGAGCTTCTTCCTGTGTGTCGCGATTGTCATCAGATGATCACAGAAGGACGGATCAACATCATCGCCCCTGTGCTTTACCCTTCGAAGACTTACCCGAAGATCAGCATCAGTGGATCAGTTAAAGATCAGCCGATCTCAATTCTTCCGCCGTGCTTTGCTCATTATTTCGAGAAGCAGGAGGGTTGTGATGGTTATTTCGACATTGTTCTCAGGAGGTCCAAGTCATGAAATTATCGTTTCGCCTTGATCTTCCATACATGCCAACAGCTACAGCGCAACAAAAAGGCTTTAATAGGCGCTCCGGGCACTTCTATGAGAAATCATCCGTCCGGGACGCGCGGACGCTCTACGAGGCCAATCTCGTGCGTTACAAGCCGTCGGTCTCGTTGGTTGGTCCGTTAAAAGTTACGTTGATTTTTACTTTCGATACAAAAAACCGTCGTGTTTGGGGTCAGCCTAAGAGCAAGAGGCCTGATGTCGACAATGTCGCGAAGCTCTTTCTCGATTGCATGACCGCTGTTGGTTTTTGGTCGGATGACAGTCAGGTCTGTGACCTGCGTCTGGTCAAAGTTTACGGGGAGCACGCATCAATCTCGGTAGAGATTAACCCGTTCGTTAGCCTCGCAGAGCACGATGCAGACCATCTGTGACCCGAACAGGGTCTATCGTGATAGACCCGAACCATTTTCGAACATCAATGCCATGCACAAAGGGGGTGATTAAATGGCAAAGCTTGAATCCTACAACAGACATGATCTCGACCTTATTCTCGCTGAAGCATATCGCCTTTGGACCGATGAAAATTCCTACGAGAATGATGTCGATTTGAGTCGCTCTTACCTGAATAAATCGATGGCTCATCCCGATTGGGTGTTCACTCCGGGGGCATTGGGTGAGGGTCGCAAAGTTACGGTAGCTAAAGTCACAGAGCGCTGCAAGGCCGTCATGGGTGACCGCAAGATGCAGAGCCAGACCAATGTGGTCGGCTCTTGGGTCATCACCGCTCCCGAAGAAATTCTCGATGATCCGGACAAAATGACGAAGTTTTTCGAAGTCGTTTACCGTTTCACGTGTGATCGTTACGGATACGAGAATGTTGTTGATGGAGTGATTCACTACGATGAAGGTAAGCCTCACATGACAGTCTACGTCGTGCCCGTGTGCAAGTCGCGCAAGACCGGTCGCGAGACTGTTTCGTCAGCCTCGATGTGGGGTAAGAATACCGGTGAGCTTAGGTCTTACCATCAGGATCTTGAGGCTGTAATGACAAAGGAACTCGGCATGAAGGGGCTTGTCCTTAATGGAAGGACAATCGGTAACTACACCATCAAGGAATTGAAGGCCCGCACAGCCATGGAAAATAAGCTCGCAGAGGAACGTCGTTCTATCGACGATGATCGTAATGCAATCAATGAGCACGTAATGAAGGTAAATGAGTCTGTTGACGCCTTCAACGAGCAGGTCGCAGGGTTCGAAGAGTACAAGAGAAAGTACAAGAACGAAATATCGGCAGAAAAAGCAAGGCACGAGAAGGAAATGGCCGAGGAACGCGCCAGATTGGCGCAGGAGCGCGAGGAAGCAAGGGACGCAAAAGAAGCCGCAGAAGCATCAAGACGCGCAAATCAGAGCCTTCTCGCGAGTCTGAGGGGCATGCTGCGTGCTATCCGTGAGTTTGACGCTGAGCTTTCAGAGCGTGACAAGGAGCGTCTCGCTGAATTTACACAGGCTTACGAGGACAAGAAGCGTGAGCTCGCAGAGATCGACAAGCTCTTCATCCGTGATGAAATCGAAGACGGCAGCATGGGAGCAAAATCCGAGCAGTATTTTGCAAAAAGAAGACACGGAACCGACAGCGATTTGCTGTGATAATCAAATCCATTTGACCGACAGCAATTCACTGACAACAAAGTGACATAGAAATGTCCGAAATAGCAATAAACAGCAAAGAACAGCAACAAACAGCCAAAAGAAGCAAAGAACAGCAAAAAGGAGCAAAAGCATGACAGATAGCGAATTCATAGCAAAAGAGTGGCTCAATAGATCATTCAGCAGCGCCCGCGAGGTCGAAGCTCTCAACCGGAGACTTGAAAGATTGATGACCTCAATCGCCGGAGGCGTCGCCAACTACAACCCGAGCGGCGCGCAGGTCGATGGAGTTTCTAAACGTGAAGCTGCTGAGGATCGTCTCTGTGAGATGTCAGAGCTTAAGGCGACCATCGAGAAGCGTCTTGTTGCTCTCGACAAGCTCGACGATGAAACGCTGAAGCTTATCAACCGATTAAGCGATGCAGATGAAAGAACGATCGCGATTGACAGATACATCAACCGTGAGAAGTGGAACACCATCAGCAAGCGCATGCACTATTCCGACCGTGAGATCTTCAAGATCCACAGTAGGCTGCTGCGTCATGTTTATCATGAGCTCACTATTCGCGACGGTATCTTGTGACAATGGGGCCATGTTACACGAAACATCAGCAACATTGTCACGTCATTTTTGCAACTGTGCAGTAAAATGCAGTAAACAATGTGCTATCATAGTAACGTGAACGAATGTAAGAGGAACCGCGTGAAGCGGTTCCTTTTTGTTTCGTGAAACATACACAGGCACAAGGAGGAAAAGTAATGCGTTCGATACCTGCTTCGTTCTACAAAAGTAACGCGTGGAAGAGATGTCGCGACGCATACTTTTCTTCTGTGGGTGGACTCTGTGAGAGATGCAAGGCCAAGGGCTTGATCGTTCCGGGCTACATCGTACATCACAAGACACATCTCACAGACGACAACTACACAGACCCGAGCATCAGTCTGAACTTCGACAACCTCGAAGTTCTCTGCAAGCAATGCCACAATGCCGAACACTTTCAACATGTGACTGGCAGGCGTTGGACGTACGTGAACGGTGAGCTTGTGGTCATCGGAGAGCGTGAGACGAGATGAATTGATCCGATACACCCCCGTTGGTGTTGAAATTTCAAGGGGTGCCTTGAGGAC